CCCTCTGATCCTAATCCTGGTGATTTTGAAGATCATGAAGAAGCTCGAAAATGGTTTCGTAATAGGAAGTTGATGCAAGAGGAGAAAAGTGGTGCGTATGCCAACCTTGATGACATTAAGATTCAAGCAAAGTCTAAGAAAGATGAATTTAATGAATGGCGCGCTGCCATCTTCTTTTATGAGAAAGCTAATGGTTTGCGTAGTACAAGTTGGAAGGATATTGACCAAAGTAAGATTAATTTGGTTAAACGCACAATGACTTTAGAAGATTTATATGATGGTACAGATGATCCTTCTTCTTATGGTGAAATGGGTGGTGCTGGTTATCACGGTGGCGATGAAAATAATGATCGAACTGATCAGCGTGATGAAGATTTTGAGCAATCAGCTTATGAGCCAGTACCTATGCGGAGACATGGTAAAGTTATAAAGCATGAATGTATTCATCAGAAAGATTGCCCTAATTATAATATTCCACAAGGATATAGTGCATTGATGCAAACATGCCACATTAAATGTGGTGGTCATCATTGTTCTCATTGGCGTGATTGTAAGCCAATTGTTGAACAAAATATGAGCCAAGAACGGAAAACTGTTACTGCTAAGATTGTTGGAGAAACAACAACTCGTGCTAAACACGATCCAAAACTTATGGTTTGTTTATATGATCAATGTAAACAAACAGGTCATTCTATTCGTGATTGTCCTAAATATAAGGAAAAGTGTAAGCAGGAATATTGTACGTTCTTTGCTCGAAATAATTGTAGATTTGGTGATAAGTGTTTGCGAAAACATGAATTGCCTCCAAATGGCAACAAAGTATCGTTTGCCAAAAGACCAAAGGATTTGGCCGAGAAAGTGTGCACTCAACAACAAGTTGATGAAGTTTATGCGTTAGCAAGGAGGATGCAAGAATCCTTGAAAGTTAAGGAGGAAGCTGATAGATTGCTTCGTGATGCTAGGAAAAATATTGAGCCCCAACGCTTGTTGCAAGGACCTCAATTTCGTTTGTCGAAAGCTTGGGAAAGTCTTGGTTGGGCACAAGTTTGGTTGGCTGATGGTGTAATTAGTGCTATGACATGTGTCAAGCAGTGTGACAAAATTGTCGTTTGTAAACACATTGTGAATGGTGCTGCAGACGATAAAATCCAGTTTAATTTTTGGATTGTGAATTTTATGTCAACAGTTGAATTGCCATTAGCATCTGCTTATGATGTTGGACCAGATTTGATAGCTTTTGATTGCCCTGCTGATTTTCGTGAAGTTAAAAACTTGAAGCACACATATCCAGATGTAAATCGCCGTATATGTTTTGTTGGATATAATTCTCATGAACAGTTTTTGGCTAAAGATGTGCATTCTAGTGAATCACATATTAGTCGTGTTTCACAAGGATATGTTGAAACTGTGAATTCTACAATTGAAGGGAATTGTACAGGACCATATCTAAATTGTGATAACAAGATTGTTGCATGGCATCAAGGCAATATTGGCAAAGAAAATGTCGGATTGGCGGTTTCTGCAGAGATTATCAAGAAGATCACAAAGTGCGATTTGAAGGATGAAGTTGATGCAGCTGAGGCAAAAAACTAGTGCCCTGTCGTCCATCTATGGTTGACTGGAATGCCCAGTATTCCAGATTTATAGACCGAAAAATTTTCTTGTACGATGGGGAGTACACTGGAGACACTCAAAAGTCAAATGTCAATTCAGAATTTATTTCTGATGCACGTCGGGAGAGGTATCTTAGTTTAACTAAGAATTTTTATACATATTTTACTCAAGGAAATATTGATTATCTTGGTATTGTTAATAAAACTCCTAGTGATAAATATTGGGAGCATTTTAACGATTCGTTTGCTGAGTATTGTATGAATGGCAAAGATGATTCTTACCAAAAAATTTGGTATAATCAACGGCGCGATGCCTATCGTATGATCCCGCCATCATTGCCAAATGCTTATCGTAGTTTTGCAAAATACGATAAACCTCAATTTGTTTTTGATGAAGCTTCCATGCGATTGGCACGGGAGTGGTGTAAACGTCATTTTTCACGTGTATGTTTGGGTAGCGAGGAGTTGCCTTTACAACACTGTATCGACGATATTGATAAAACCACAAGTAGTGGTTATCCTTGGTCATTGAAGTGGCCTTCCAAGAAATTAATTCCTTCGCAAATTTTGATTGATGTTTGTGAAGAATATTGGAGGGCGGCTGGTGAAGAAAATTGCTTGTATGTTCCTATCTGGACATGTTCACAAAAACGCGAATTGCGAAATGCTGAGAAAATTGCTGAAAAGAAAATCCGCACTTTTACAGCTTCAGCTTTTGAGCAAACGCTAAATATGAACAGATTATGTTTGGACTTTAATAATAAATTTTATGATGGTCACTTAAAAACATGGTCCTTTGTTGGTGGAACCAAGTATTCTGGTGTTTGGAATAAAATTTTTCGTAAATTAAGCCGATTTAACAAAGGTTTTGAACTAGATGCAAAAGACTGGGATAGTTCTTTGTTGGCTTATCTTATGTATGGTCAAGCTGAAATTCGTTGGGAGTTTCTCGCTGAAGAGTTTAAGACTAGAGAGAATAAAAATAGGCTTTGGAATTTTTACAAAAATGCTATTCATGCTGTCGTTGCTATGGAAGATGGTT